GACTTGAGTGCCTTCGAACATATAGAGTTCTCCAGAAACACTTACTATTATGACGCTCGTAAAATGAATTCTAATTGGAAGACTAGGAGTCACTATCAACCATTCCTTTGGTGCGGCTTCGTCAACATCCAAGTCTATATCAGTACATGTAAAATGATATCCGGCATGAACTTGATGATGAATAGAACCTATATAAGTCGCAGCACCTGCTAATGGATCGATGACAAAGGGTTGTTTATCTATACTCGAACCTATATAAGTCGCAGCACCTGCTAATGGATCGATGACAAAGGGTTGTTTATCTATACTCATCTGGATTCTATCGCACTCCGAATTATTATTTTCACACTGGCATTCGACCCAGCAGTCTCATTTTTGCACTCGACTTTTAATCTACGCCATGGTAAATCAGTCGTCTGATAATCTGAAGTCGAACCATCCAATGTGATCTCCTTTGTTACTCCATTAGTACCAACCAATGTTATCCAGTCAGAACTGGAGGGAGAACCAACTACGGTGCCAAAGATAGAATAAACTAATTTATTTGAAGTGTGGGTATTTGTAATCACAATCAGTTTAGTAAGGGGCCATTCTTCCAGATCGACATTTAAGATCTCAGAATAAGAATCAGAAAGGGAGGTCTCTATTCCAGTGGCTTCATAGATCCATGGTTTGGGTCTATATCCACGAGTTATGGTCTCAGTCTGGGTAAGGACCATCCCAATTAATTAGGTTAATTCGACAATTAAAAACGTTGTGGTTTATCAAGTTTTAAGATAAATCAGAAATTGAAAGAAAGGAAAAATTTAAGTATTTTAATAATAATATTTAACTCATGAGCTCCAGAGAGATTGACCTCGCGTGGCTGGCAGGCCTTCTTGAGGGTGATGGTAATTTTCAAATCCAAAAAATTGGAAAAAACTTTCAGTATCGAGTTTCGATTAGTCAGAGCGTTAAAGATATTCAAAACTTGGATGAAGTTGAGCAAATACTAAAACGACTTGGAATCCCTTATCGCAGATACCGCTTTACAAATCGAAAGTACCCGCAGGAAGCAATCTATGTAAACCGAAGGGCTGAAACTCATCGATTGCTCAAAATGCTCTTGTCCTATATGCGTGGACGTAAGAAGACGCAAGTTGAACTAATGATCAGCGCCTTAGAAGATTCTACTCTGGATGTAGAAGCAATCAGAAAGAGAATGAGCCGGTTAAAAATTCGCGGTTATATAGGTAAACGCGGTGGACGATTACCTTATAAAATTAAACAAGAAGATTGGCCAGAAATAGTTAAACTAGCAAAGACTGAATCATTGAACCAGATTGCAAAACGATTCGGAGTTACCAAACAAGCTATCTGGTATCTCTTGCGAGTGAAAAAAATAGGGGATATTAGCACTAACCGTTAGAAAGGTCAAGTACTTTTTAGGTACTTTACTGAAGCGTGAGCACGGAAGTTCGTAGCAATGAGCTGAGCCGCAAGCAGGAACATATGACGAGTCTTCATGACATCGCCGGTAAGCATTGCAGGCGGAGGAGTCTCCAGGTAAGTAACTGGGATCGCAAATCGAAGCTCTATCGCGTCGAGGTCAAGAATGTATATGTTTCCGATGTCGGCATCCGTAATCGTCGCACTTCTATTGCTTGAGGTTTCGTTTGCTACATGACGGCTTGGGAAGAAGGGAATCGTAATTCCGTTGGATACATAAGCTCCAACTGAGAATCCGGTCTCAACGCCCTTCCTCGTGGAGACACCATTCAGTGTTAGCTGATAATCCATTCTGGTTTCAAGGAATCTCTGCTTGGGATCTATGAGTTTCTGCATCTCCAGAAGAGTCTTGGGACCCGTTATTGCGATGTATCGCTTCCGTCTGGAGTAAGGCATGACTGCCGCAACAACATCGTCGATCATTCCAAGATCGAGGATTCGTGCAGCATTAGTATCTGGAAGATCTAGGCCATCCCCCGCACCACAGCCGAAAGTGTCATCGGAGTCTGCAGATCTATCTATGAGAGCGGAGCTCTTTCCCCAGTAGATATCTGGATCAGTAGCATCGCTTACATAAGTGGTCGATGCCTCCGAAGATCCGCTACAGATTCTGTCAATGGACTCGATATTAAATGCCGAAGAACCATCGTTCGCAACGGTGTCAACGGTCTTCGTCAGCATCTTATCGAGCTGGTTTGGAAGATTCTGTGCGTGATATTGCTTAATCCACGCAGGGTCTAGCTTGGGATCGTTCTGCCATGTGGCCCGAGTTCTGGATAGAAGACTGGTCTCCCAGGGATCCACGACATAAGCAGGCTCGAATTCCTCAAGAGTTGCTATCGTCGGAGCAGATTCAGCAGATCCAGAAGAGAATGGAGTTGAGGTATGAGTGACACCAGTGAGTCCAGCCAGATCACTTTCGAAGTACTTGAGGGAATCGCCTTCTGCGAGGAAGGTCGTTCTCGGCAGAAGCTTGAATACTTCTGAAGCACGGTCCACGTAGGACTGGACCACTGCGGAGAACTTGGGCTCGAAGTAGTATGCGTATGGAGATGTGGGAGCATCCCATGGACCTATGGCCTTTGCAATCCTTTCGGATGTAACCGGGTTTCCGGTTATGCTATCTCTGCCGTAGATTGTATCATGCATCCCGCCCTGGAAATACCACCAGTTGAGGAACTTCTTACCCCACTTCAATCGCTTGATCAAAGCACAACACCCTCCTCTTCAAGGAGTTCATCGATATCCAGCTCTTCTGCCTTCTTATACAGCTCGTCGAAGTTAACTGGTTCAACTTCGGTCTTTGGTACGGGACTCTTGGAGATTACCTCGCCAAGATCAGCCTTTAGATCTTCTAGGAACTCTTCCTTGAATTTATTGTAGGCAGTAAGAGCCTTCTGGAATTCCTCATCGGATTCGAAGTCAGCCTTCTGAGGTTTCTTGTAGTAGTAGTACTGATCAGGCTTATCAGCAGATCCCCGCGGAGGCAATAATTCCTTGAGAGGAACTTCTGCAATAAGTTTTCGCGCTGCTGCCTCGGAGACCCCAAAATGCGCCATAACCCTTTCCAAATCAGTCCGCGGACCGATCTTTTTCTGAGCCTTTTCAGGTTCCTCTGGCTTTTTTTCTTCCTCTTCCTCTTCCTCTTCCTCGGGCTTTTTCTTCGCCTTTTCTGCAAACCACTCATCGAAGAGAGCCTTAATTGACTCCTTGGTGAGGGGTTCAGGTTTGGGTTCAGAATCCTCTTCCTTCGGACTTAGCTTCTCAACGATGGAATTTAGTGCTTCTAACATTGCAGTATTTCCACTATCTATTTTCTCTAGGACAACTTGTAGGTCGCTTTTCTCTGTGCTCACGTCTACATTTTCGTCAGACATGATTTTTTCCTCAGAATCCTCTTTTGCAAGAACATTTATAAAACTATCGTTTTTTCCAGCCATTTTTGCTACATTCTTAAAAGATTCAATATCCTTTCTGAGTATTACTGCTTTAGAAGCTTGATTGACTCCTCGTGGACATGAAGTTATTTCATGAAGATCTAGTTTTGAGATTTCCTTCCAGCAGACATCATCGTCACATATTAATTTTCGTTTTAATGCCTGACCTCCTATGGAGAAGGCAAGATAATTTCCTCGTTTCATCTGTCTTCGAACTTTTCTGGCCTGCTCGACATCATCAAAGAGCTCGGCTACTATGAAGAGTCCATGATCGTCGACTCCAGACCTGAAGACTTTTCCAGATGGACTTTTCCATTCTGGAAGAATTCTTCCTATCTGGATATTTGTATGATAGAAATTGAGATTTCGTCGTTCTGGAATTTTCATCATTCTCTCAAATGCTTCAGCCAAGACGGGGAGAGGAACTCGATCTCCTTCTTTGTCGATAACATCATATGAGGCATATCCAGCTATTATAAACCGATCCGATTTAGATTTTAAAAGAGTATCTCTGTGGCTGAATACTCCTGGAACTTCTATCCCTATGAAGTTCTGAATGATGGATTCGGACATCACTCTCGCACTCTTTTTATTATTATCATGCTCATTTATATTTCCTCCGATTCCGATTTTCCTCTTTTCTGAGTTCCATGCCAATTCATGAATTTCTCAAAGTTCATGTTCTGAACTTGTTTGAGAGAGAACTTGGGCTTGGGAAATATGATTGATTGTATCATAACACCATGAATCCTGTCGGGTCTTGGATATGCACAGATTCTCAGTTTTGCTCCTGGGGGTGGCTCAGGAACTGAATACCGTTTATTCTTTGATTCTGGCTCACAACTCGAGAAGAATCTTATGTCGTGAAGATGGACGATTATTCTAGAAGGTTTTTCTTCTATCTTGATTGCTTTTTGAGTTCGGGGGAGTTCTGATGGACCAAAGAACCATTTCTTGTTTCGCTGGATCAGATGATAAAGTCCTTTGAGTTTCTTACCATAGAATCTCATCGAGACGAAGAATGGAGAGTCATTGATAATATCAACATCACCAGAATCCAGGATTTTGATTTCCGTCATAACCCCATCGATCTTCTTCTTGCCTTCTGTGGTTAACCAGCTTCTGTCTTTTATTTGTTTTCTGTTCACCTCAACTTCCCTGAATAATTTAAGTGGGTCAGATGGAATAGACCATTCATCGAGGAAAGAATCCTTATCGACTCTAATGTCGAAGTGGTGACCTCCGGCCCACGTATGTTTCTGTAGTACGAATTGAGTTCTTGCCTTGTGGAGAAACACTTTATCAAGTTTATATATTTCAGATCCTCGTTCTTCCTGAGAGAGAATCCATGTTCCTTTCATGGTTCCAGATTTAAATGAAAGTTTGAGAATCTCACGATTTGATTCTCTGGATGCATCGACCTCTACTCTTCCCTTTGCGAGAATTACCATTCTCGATTTTAGTTTTTTGTTCGGATTCCATGCTTCGCCAGGTTCAAGAGTTCCCTCGAAATCCATCCATCGCTTGTTGGTTCTGCCCTCATAAGATGCCGCGAGTGGATAAGCCCAAAGAGGATTGAACTCAAGCCGCCAGGTTCTGGGTTTACCATCAATCTGTAAATGGAGGAACCATTCGCGCTGAGGAAGTTTTCTGGAACCAACTGGTTCGCCAGTTCTCCCCAATCTGATCCATTTGTGTTCATGAAGCGTGTAATAAGCTAGAGCTTTGAGCAGTTTCTTGGTTCCAGACCAATGAGCCTTTGCTCTCTTTAACCACTCCTCGAATTTTTCTTTGTTCTTAGAAATCCAGTAATCTGGTATGGGTATGAAATTCTTGGGTGGAAACCAATTCTCTTTTTGAGCTCGTTTGCTCACGGCATATGGGTCTTGATCTTTGGGGATCCAGATAGACCAGACAAGATCATATTTGCCCTGAATTGGCTCCTTGGTTTCTGGATCCAGACGTGGTAGACGAATGGCTCTTAATATCACTCTTAGGTTTTTGAATTTTGATCCATGAAGGAAATATTCATGAAAATAGGGTTTTTGAGCTCCGAACGTGATGGTTCCACGATCTATGATATTGAAAAACCCTGGCTTATGAGCAGTTGCACCAACACGACCAGGAGGAACCTTACCCTGAATTTTTAACCATTCCAAAGGTTGAGATGCCTTCAGCTCGGCTCTGCATTTCTTACCTTCCATACCTGGTACAGGTTTGAACTTAAAGTCTGCCGTTCTGGCGATCTCATCGGCTTCTGCTTTCGATGTTGGGAATTTTTCGATCTTTGGGTTATCCAGAATTGTGATTCCATTTAAATGAGAGTTTACTTTGAATCTGAAATCCCAGTGCACGCTTCCCTCTCCGCGAAAATGATGTTGTAGAACGAATGGTTCTTTTCCATTTTTCCCTGGTGGAGGAAGTTCCATAAATCGATGTAATTTACTCTGTTTTTGCAATTCTTCTTCACATGAAGGGCAGATCATATCGATGAAATTTATTGCTCCTGACATTATTTCACTCTCCTGAAAGTGTAGTAATAATCCTTTATTCTCTGGCATTTATAATGAGAGGCCAATGGACACACCTTCACTGGATATTTAAGTTCCTCGACATAAATCTCTTTCGCTTTGATGACCCTCTTTCCATTTTCTTCTGTCACGATTTTTATTTTATCGTAGAGTGGACAGATCTCGCTGTTGTCCCAGTAAGGGCAAGGTTGAAGGGAAATGAAGATCGATGATTTTTGGAGTGGTGCCGTTCCAAGTTTTACCAGTCTTCTGACGTAGGCGAGATCGTCTGGTTCATGTTTATCTGGTCGCGGAGAACCAACTCTTGGAAACATCCATGTAATGCTTCTTACTCCATTTATCTCGTATTCTCGGATTCGTATTGGATGGACTTCGAGAATAGCCCCCGCCGGGAGTTTCGCTTTTACGTTGTAAGTTGTTCCTATCCTTAGATAAGTTTTACCTTTCCATTTTCGAAGATCCTCTTTTCTCCAGCCCTCTTTTAGTTGTTTCGGTGTAAGCGGTCCTATGTATGCAGTATAATTGAAGTTTCCTGGAGAACCAGAAACTGGATGTGGATCGAAGACCATTACGTTAATATCTTTGAGGTTTTTAATCTTGGCAACCTCATTAGATCTCTGGACTTGAGATGGTGAGATTTTGTATTTGAAATTGAATGATTTGAGAACGGCTCCCTCGCTATTCGGATACGATCTTGCCTTGTCTAGAGCATCCTCAAATCCAGCTTTTGAACTTACTTCCCAGCTATCTATCACATGCATATGCTTGGTCTCAGGAACTACTTTCTTCAAGAGATAATAGCGTTTTCTATAAGGTAAGTCGTAAACTGGTTTATCATTAAGGAAGAGGATATCATGGAAATTGAATACGACCCTTGAATCATCCAGAGTTTCTGGTTTTTCTGTGATCCACTTGACAAGTTCCTCACGGGGCTTCTGCTCGAATTTCTTGAATATCTTTGTTTCGTTTTCAGATAATATTTTATTGGAATATTCTACCATCTCGGCAACAAAGATTCCATTTCTGGCCTTGATTCTTGAAAAGTCCTCCTCGCTTTTCTTGAAGGCTTGAATCCGATCTCGTTTTTTATCTTCAGTATAGGCAGCAATTCTGTTTGGAGAGATGTGGATCATGAAACTCATTCCATCTGCTTTGGGTTGGATCATGATACCAGGATTTAGTCTTGAGGCCACCCATTCCTTGTATAATTTCTCTGTCGAGAAGAATTGTTTGCCTGGTTTCGTGGGTTGTATTGGACGGAAAAGCTGAAGACCGGATTTCTTGATACCATTTCCATCGTAAAGGAGTATCGACCATCCTATCCCGCCGGTCTCGTCCCAGATGAAGGAGATTTTTTCTCTTACATCGTTTCGCTTGATCTTAGATATTATTTCTCGTTCGACTTCTGGAATTCTTCTAGAATTTGAAATTAGAACGTCGATGTCGTGGTTGAAGATTGTCCAACCTCGATTTACAGTCCCACCCACGAGATAGATCGAAAGATTTGAAACTGGAAGAGAAAGTTTGTCTGGGAAAGCCTCGATGACTTCTTCTAGCGTGAGGAGAGATTTTGGAGCGGGATATTCTATGATCCAGAATCGAGTTTCCTGGGTTAGCGGATCTTCGATCTTATGAGGCAGGTTTCTCAGATCCATCTCCTTCCATGTTTCTATGTGGGCATTAAGGAGTGGTTCGCTGATTTTACCGAGTTCCTTGTATTTTTCATGGAGGAATTTATCGAGAGCTATAAGGGTTTTATCGGAAAGATTTTTCACGTAGTTTTCGTCTATTCGTTCTAAATCTGGAAATTGATGATTTGGTCTGGTTTTTGTCAGGGAAGAAAGATTTATTTCTAAATTGTCAGTTGCTATGATTGGACGAGATAGACCGAGCTCCTTACTGAAAGAAAGAATTCTTTCCTCGAGAAGTTCTGGGTTTGAGATAGACGCGGATCCCAGGTGAGTGAAAATGATTTGCTTCACGGAGTGGGAAGATGCCCATTTCATTTGAAGTTTTGGACTCGCATGCCCAATTGGTTCTTTGTATTTCGAGCTCCATCTGGTAATGGAATGTGGTTCTAGGGTTGAGAGATCTCCGATGTATAAATCACAGTCTTGAAGAAATCGATCTCTGTGGTTCGACATCATATTCAAGATATCGCTAGCATAACATATCCGCTTTCCATTCATTGTGATAAAGAGAGCGATGTTAGGAGCAAGAGAGGAATGAAGAACTGGAACCGAGACAAATGAGATATCTCCGATTGAGAAACTTGATCTTCTTTTGAAGATGTGGACTCGGCTCAGATCAAAATCTTCTTTTTTGAAATATGGGGATTCGAGGGTTGCATCGGTTATAAAGAGGTTGGGTACTTCGCGACCTTTAAGACCGAAGAAGTGATCGGGGTGAGCGTGAGTAATTATTACTGCATCAAGTCTTTCCGGAATGTTTTCTGGATGAATTTCACCCCAGTCTATCAAGACTCTGGTCTTACCCGAATCAAGAAGCAAGCTTGAATGGTAAAGATGCTCGGGAGATTTTTCCTTGACCATCCCTCTTGTGCCATAGAATTTAATGAAGGGTGTTTCTGTCTTGGTAATTTTAGGAATGAATGAAGGACAAGCATCTCCGGAAGCCGGAACTCTCTTCTTATGAAGACGACAGAATCCAAAATCTGGATTATTCGGATCAGGTAAGAAATTCATGCAGTTTTCATGAGTTCTCTCTGATTTGATTATTACGTTCTTTATGAAGGTTTTGAGTTTCTTTGGTTTTTCATATTCTTTTTCCCGGGGGAATGGCTTGAATTTGAATTTATAAGCATAAAATGGTCCTTTCAGCCATCTAGAATCTTTACTCCCCCAGTCTTGTCGCTCGGTTTCACTGATTCTGTGTTTATCCCGTAGGGACTTGAAAGCGGAAAGTGAGATTTTTTCCATTGAAGTGAGTGTGATCGTTCCATATGCTCTTGGTCCCAAGAGAGTAAGAGGTTTGTTGAGTAGATCAGAGAAATCTTCGGTCTGAACAATAAGATTCTTGAGACCAAGACGAATCCAATCGGCATGAGGTTCTTTTAAGTAAATCCCCATGGTATCGGTTTTTCTTACAATTTCGAATAACTCTTTTGAGGTTGGCTTCATTTTTTCGGGTTTGAATTCGTGCTTCATTTTACCTGCTTTTACCCTTCGAAGAATTTCGCGATAGATCTTGCGGGCTAAGGAGATTATCTCTTCTTCGGAGTATTTGATGTCTTTATTCTTGTCTCGTAGGATTGCGAACCAGCTGTTTACGATCCTCCAGTCGTCTGCAAGAACTTCATTTGAGATTTTAGTTGGATCATATGTTTTTGGATTTCGAATTTTAGAAAGTCTGTCTTCTATATTTTCGTCCATCCTCCTTTCTCTCCTCCCCTGATTCCAAAATCCTTATCCATTTGGAGTGTTTGGGGCCAGGTAGAATTAGTCTGAGTTCGCCGTTCTTCCAGGAAAATCTTGGTCTCATTTTTCTCTCTCCTCGTCTTGCTGGGTTGCTGGCCTCGGTCCGAAGGGCTGTCTTTCCGTCGTTGTTCCCTGGATCTCTCTTCCCGTTGCTCCACTTATCTTGTGCTTTGCAGGGAGAGCTCCGGTTGGCCTTAATGAAAGAGGCGGACGAACAGGACGAGATGACCAGTGTAGCTCTCCGAATTCATCGAACCAGACATCGAATCCAGCATTGAGAAGGGTCATTGCAGCATTGGCTCTTCCTTGAAGAACTTCTGTTTCTCTCACGATATCCCGTTTCTCGAGAGAATTGAATTTAAAAACCCAATCCCTGATTCCGAAGATCGGAAAGAGCTGTTGATTGAAGATTTCTTCTTTGTCGCGTTGAATTTCTCTGATGGTTCTGTTCTGAACTTCGATTTGCATGGCGGGTGTGGTTCCAGCTTTGCCTTTTTCCACAAAGGCGATTGAGATGGGCTGAACTCCATAAACTCCACAGGCCGCAGTAATTGCCTGTTTGTAATAATCAAGAAGCTGTATTTTTTCTGGGGAGATACCGATATCAATCACTTGAGCTTTCGCATCCATTCCAAGATAGATAGTTCTGAGATTCTTTTTCGTTCTGAGTCTTCCAGTTCGCGCATCCATCGTTCGAAGAGTCCCAATTTCAGATTGAACTTTTCTTATTAATTCAGTGATTTTATCTTGAGTATAACCCTCAAAGATAACCATTTTCTCAAGACGTGCTTCTCTAAATGTATCATAGAACCATTCATCCATTGCGAAGAGAATATGGATTATATCCCAGAGGGATTTTGCCCTGGGAGAACCAAAAACACTTGGAAGAACTCTGTAGGTGGATCCATGAACCATTTGTTTGACGCTCCAACGGCTTGTGATTTCATTGTTTACCCGTTGGACGTAGGCTGTTTCTTGAAGTTCGCCTCCACATGAAGGACAGACCCCAGGCCTGGAAAAAATTTGAGGGTTTTTGGAGTAGTGGAAACAAAATGGACAGAACCATTCATCTGATTTCCCGAGATGACCGAACTCATCCATTATGGGGAAAATGAATGCTGGATTTTGAACTCGTATTTCTTTCGGTAAGAATAGTTCATCTGAGCCTATCTTGGCTCTCGCAAATTCTATGGAGAGATACCAGTCATCTGCAACTAGATCGTGATAAACGATAGAGCCTATGATATCACCGAAAGATTCGCGATTGGAATTTGGTTTCTCGAGGAGAGATAAGGCGCGTTTTTTCTGAACTAAATCTGGAGGACGAAGGTTTTTCGAACCACATACCTCACATCTTTTTAAGTTGGTCTGATATTCCATGCCACAGTCTTCGCATTTTAAAGTGAATTTTGGTTTGATGTTCCATCCAGGACGCTTCACTTCCTGTATAATCGCTCTATATATTTCCTGCAGAACCCAGCTTCTGGAAGCAACGTCGTAGAGAGTTTTGAGATCCCATTCGGGGATTCTGACTTTAGATTCGCTTTCCATGTGATATTCTGGGATGACAGAGGTTTTTCGCAATAATCCTATTTTATTTAATATTTTATCTATAGCGCTCATTTAAATCTCTCATAGACTGTTAATAAAAGAGAGGTACTTAGAGATAAATGTTACTATTCTCATCATGAAAGTGGGTAGATTTTAATCTTCGGAGGTTTCGAAGAACCTTCTGGTTCTACGTCTATCTCGACAACCGAAGTTCCGAGAGGTTGTGGTTTGTATGTTTTTTCCTCGATGTAGCTTGCATGTCCGTCCACATATGCCCTGAGAAATGCTCCCGTGAAGAGAAATCGCATTTCATGGTCTACGACATCAAGATTTTTGTTTACGAAGAGATGAGTTTTTGGCGGGGTCTCACCTCTTGCATGAGTGTGGCCCATGAGATAGAGCTCGAGACCTGGAAAGATAGAGGCCAAATCTTCTATTCGGTTTACCTTGCCTCCAGAAGTTCGAGATGCAGTCCAGCCATGATGAGCATAGATATTGAAAGAGTTAGATCTGGATGAATCTTCGGTTTTTCTCTTGAAGACCAATCTAATATATGCATCGATTGTTAAGTAGGGAACTCCTAGATCATAGGCGAGAGAGTCTACGTAATTATGAGCATGTGCTTTCCAGTGGAGAAGGTCATGGTTCCCATCTAAAAGCCCGATACATTTATCCTTGATGGGATCGAATAAGCTACGTACCCATCTGTACTGGACATCGGGAGTCGCGTATTTGAGATTCACTGAATGGAAATTGAAACGCTTGTCTTTCGGAGAAATCGCGTCACAATAATCTCCCATCCCTATCCAGAAACAATTTTCTGTTTCTAAAATATAATTTCTCGTTCTCTCGATAAGATCAACATCACAGTTCGGATGGCCAAAGTGGAGATCTCCGAACGGCACAAGCTTGAAAACTCCTTCTTTCCTGGAGGAGTATTCGATAACCTTTTTGATTATCCTCATTGTATAAAGGAGGGAGAGGAGGATATTTTAAATCTTTCTGTGGGTGGATTGTTAGAAAACCGGGAAGAAGGCAAATCCGGCTTCATGAGACCTTTTTCGGATTTGCCAGGCGGCTAGAGCAAGAGAGATGACAAAATCATCGTGGAATCCCTTGGGGGCGGAATATTTGAAAGTTCCCGTACTGTGCTGTTTTGCCCCGAAGACTGCAAGTTCTTCCAGAAGTTCTGGGATATCAGGATAAGTGATATCTTTTCGTTCGATCATGACAACGAGATTTTCTATTAGATCGGCTTTGTTTCCCACGTTGATCTTGAAGGGACGGATGTTGGAGTAATGAGAGTAGAGCATATCGAAAATCGGGTCACCGATTCCTGTGTTGTCGCATAGAGCTCTGGCATTATATTCTCGAAGGAGTCTTGCAACTCTCGCTACTTGACGTTTCCATGCCATTCGCCTGAAACGATCGAAGGCAACGAGGTGTCCTGAAGAATTCAGGATCGTGACCACAGTAAATGAATCAGAGCGACCCCAGTCTATCCCAGCGAAGTATTCTTCTTCTGGGAGGGCTGGTTCTAAGTCTCCCTGGCGTGCCGACATGACATCGTGAAAGACTTCTCCGAGGTCTTGGAGGAACCTGGCGGCGTACTGCTGAAGAAAAATTTTTTCTGGGAGTCGTTTCGCATCTTGAAGGCTTTCCTGCTTGAAGTGGGGGTTGAGCCATGATGGAAATCCTCCACTGAGGTTCAGGTAAGGATGAGACCAAGATTCCCATCCATTTTTCCGTTTCAAACCAAGCTCGAATGCTCTGTAGAACCAGTTATGAGACATGGGTGTTGAGATTAAAAGAGCACGTCCGAAATGTCGTGGATCGTCTAGATTTGGTCTAAGGGTCTCGAGCCATGTGTTCTCTCTGATTCGCGCCGCTTCGTCTAGGATAAGGAGATCTATGCCTTCTCCTACGAGGGCATTGACATTATCAGCACTTTTGAATGTCGCCGTTGAGTTATTTATGAGGGTTATGGTGCTGTTTTTCTTGTCTATGCTTTTTATGATCAGGCGTGGAACGAGTTCGAGGAATCTTCTCCAGCCCACGAGAGCGACACTTTGATATGGAGCCACCCACCAGACAACGGAGTTTGGTTTTCCGAGATAATGAAAGGCCTCCATGACACCACAAGTTGTCTTGCCCCATTTCCTTCCTGCAACTAGAACCTTAAATCGTGCTTTTGATTTGTGGACTAAGTTCTGTCCTGTGTGTGGAGAATAGTTAATTCGAAGGGTTTTCTTAACCACCGGAGATTTCAGAGATTTCCGCTGCAATCTCCTCACCGTCTGCTTCCTTATTTGTTATCTCCTCTTCCTCTTCTTCGAGTCCTGCGCCCCAGACTATCTTGATTTCCGGAGGACCTAATTTTTCGCCAAGGAGTTCGGAACGAAGCTTCATGAATTCCAGGACTTGCGTGAAGGTCGGATCTCCTGTTTCTATCATCTCTGGGAGTTTGTTAATGACGAGGTTGCAGGCATCGATTGTGGATAGATATGAAGCCTTGATCTTCTCGATGACCTGTTTTTGCATGCCATCTATGACTTTCTTGATGCATTTGCGTTTGTGATTGCCCAGAGAATATTGAGAGAGTCCGTATTGCTCGGAGAGTTCTCTGTATGTCATATCGCCCCTGATGAGATGGTCGTTTATCTCTGCGACGTCAGGGTGATTGCATACACTACATGGGCGAGCCATTTTCACTCGAATAATGCATATTACTTATGGTCTTAAAAACTTTGTGTTTTATGTAGTGGAATTCTCCTTGAGCCAGAGGATGAGGGCTTCTTCTGCCGCTCTTGATAGGGAACCCCTGCCCCATCCAAACTTCCGCATTGCCGCCTCCCGAAACCGCTCAGCCGTCTTCTCTCTGATTGTTATAAGCATTCTTGCCATATTTTTATCTTTGATTTAGATGTATATAAATGTATTGGTATATCTTGATATCTTGATATCTTGATATATAGCTTTTGAATTTTGCTCCGCGGTGGCAGTCTATGTCGCTAGCGATCTTTTACTCTGTCATAAAACTAAAATTTCAGAAAAAACTGAAGTTTCAGTTTCAGATAAAACTTAATTTTTAGTCTCAATTAAATCTTAATTTTAAGTAAAAACTGAAGCTAAAGTTTCAAAGTTTTAGTCTAACATGAAACTTAATTTTGAGTTTAACATGAAACTTAATTTTAAGTTAAAGATGAATCTTAATATTAAGCCTCAATTGAATCTTAATTTTAAGTCTGATATGGAACTTAATATTGACTCTAAATTGAAACTTAATATTAAGCTTAGATTAAATCTTAATATTAAGTTTAAATTGAATCTTAATTTTAAGTCTGATATAAATCTTAATATTAACTCTAAACTGAAACTCAATATTAAGCCTCAGCTGAATCTTAATTTTAAGCTTAAGATGAAACTTAATTTTAAGCTTAGAATAAAACTTAATATTAAGTTAAACATGAAACTTAATTTTGAGTTTGGTATGAGACTAAAGTATTATGTAATTATTACGAAGTGTTAGTGTTAGCTAAAAATCCGAACACCTATTTTTAGCTCACAGATGTATAGTTTTAGTTCTAGAAAAAACTTCATTCGCCCATTCTCTAGCGATATAAGATTAAACTAAAACTTATGATTTACAAATAGTGTTAGTCTTAATTCAAGTTCGGCATAATATCATAATAATTACTTTCATATTACTTTGAAGATATACAATTGTTCAGTTTACTACTCGGGAGTAGTAATGTTCTATTTGGAACATATCACTAGTGATTTTTCTAATAGTGTTCTGTTTAACAATTAACAGTCCTCTATTAATTGTTAAAGCCCCCCCTCTATATATTTCTGGGGAGTTGTTCCATTTGGAACATTTTTGTCCTATTCGAGTCTAAGATGTTTCAGATGATGCATTTTTAAAGACTTAAATATGAGTGATGAACGATGTAAATGCGGTGATATGATGGAGCCACGATTTTTGGTCTACCCGCGAGATTATGGGGTTGCAATCTATCTCGCGGACGCCGACGGGTTCCCTACTACCCGAGTGGGTGGCTTCGAGATAGATTTCGAGGACATCGAAAGCATCGAAAGGCTTTTAGATGAACTCGAAAGAGACCTCGAAAAATAATCCCTTTTTTTTCTGTTTTTTATTTTAGTTTTATATGAATGTATTTGATGCGACAGTCTCAGAAAAACAAGACAGTCTCAAAATCTTGATATTGTCCCAGAAAAACAAGATTGTCTCAAAAATCTAGGATTGTCTCATTTTTTTGAGACAAACGCCCAGATGCGTGCCTTCCTCATAATTTACACCATAAATATTCCTGTAGGAATAATATCTTATATTTAAGATAAGTCTTATGGTCTTATGGGAAATATTACCGCATACGAAAAATGTTTACCTTCAAGTCGGACTAAATCTTAGAGAAAAATGCTTATTCTATTAAAACAAACTCAAAAATGGTTTATTTTGTCTTGATGGAAAAATGAAAAAATGAGGTCTGGATTTCGGTCTAAGATTGACTAATACGTTTTTACCTTAAGGATTGAACCTTGATTTTTAACACTTTCGACGAAAAAATGAGTTTAGAACACAAGACTTTTAACAGGTCTATGTTAAAAAACGATAATATAGTTTAGCTTAAATTTTGAGGCTGATATTAATAATCTGAAGGTCTATGGTGAATCAAAAAAGCCTTCAAGTCGTGAAAAAATCCCAGACAGAGATTTTTTCCTCAAAAGAGGCTCTGTTCTTGGCCCAATACGTAGAAAAAGCTCTTAAATGGGTTTTTTCGGAAAATTGGGTTTTAGCAAGAACGAAAGAACCAAAATTACACAGAATTCAGGAACTTTCAGGAAATCCGACGATAAAAGGGATTCTCGTTGAAGGAGGCGTTAAAAACTATTTCCTCCTTCGGTTTAAAGACGGAGTCACACCAGACTACCTAAGAAAAATTAAAATATTAGGTCTTATCGAGAAGGAGGAATTTATAGAATACGCTAAACGAATTAAAGGACATAAAACCGTTGGTCAAACGGTTTATGTTCACAAAGGGATTTTTAAAGGCTCAAGGGGAAAAATCTTAAGTATTTCTGGAAAAATGGCTAAAGTAAAATTCGAGAAATATAAAGACAAGGTTTTTTCAATCCGTTTAGCGTATATCTCAGAAAAGAGACCTAAAAAACCAAAAAACGCTGTTTCACTTTCAAAAATGAACGAAGCAGACTATAAAGAACTTTTACGACGAATGCGAGTTTGTTATGCAACCGTTTTAGAAGCTAATTGGATTTCGGCCTGTACGTTTTGTTCCCCTGATTTTAAAGTGCTATGCGAAAAATACGTTAAAAAACGAACCCTTTTATAGTAGAGGGGAAAAAAATGGAAATCTGTCCTATAGATGGGAAAGGATGTTTCTATTTTCATCCAAGACAGTGTCCATTAGCGTATTCCTTGAATCGGGAACAACTAAAACGTTGTTTACGATTTAAGGAATTAAAAATGATGGAAAAAACGGGACTTAACCACCAATATCATAAATTATTTAAAAGTCCTTTTTACCAGAGCCCCTATAGAAACAGAAATGTAAAAGAAACCCTTTTATAAAAACCTTCTTTTTTTTCAATCTTTTTTTTTAAGAATCTTTTAGAAAAAACTAAACCTAAACTTTACATGGAAAAATCAATTTTTCAATCCTTTAAATACAAGAATCCATTATTAGGTCTTTTAAAGCTCTTAACATTTTTATGTTAAAAATTCCAATTCCAGACCTTGATTTTAACAATTCTATGTTAATCAAAAATTTCTAACAGAGATATGTTAAAATAGGACAGTGTAAATCCCTAGTGATATGTTTTTAAAGTCCCACTTATTTACTTGCGTGTCTCCATCGCGATGGGGAACGTGATTAAGGTCAAAAAGGCTGAACCTGAAGAATCCTTTAGGGGAATTCGTAGGGTTCGGCTTTACCTCAATCGAGTCAAAAAGTATAGGTTCGGTCGTAGAGGGTAAATCCTCCCTGAGAGGTAAAACCCATCCTGCTTTTTGGCTCATTTTTAAACGCATAGAAAAGGTGAACCGCTGATTACTATCGACTAAAGGTAATTGCCCTCAAACGGTGCCGAAAAATGGGAACAAAATATAGCAATCCCTTCATGGCGAAATGCCTGTTCTGTGGGCATTTCGTTTTAGGTCGAAATTTTGATGAAGCTGTCAAGAAGATAAACCGACATAAGAACCATTCCCACCCTGACAGAGGTAGGGTTGAGTATTCTATGTTAGAAAAACAGGAATATGAAACCCTGAAAGCAATTCTTGAAAAACATAGTATTCTCTATCCGGTAATCCAGAAAATCAACGAGATAGCTCTATCGTTATAACCTTCCCATTTTTTTTCTCTCCTTCATAAGGAGACACCGGAGGAAAGCGGTTACCTTGAACGAAAACAAGAAAAAAGGGAAAGAGAAAATGTCTGAACTAGAACTTCTCACGGAAGCTGAAAGGAGCTTATTCTGGAGTGTCGCATACTCCAGAAGAGCGACCATAGAGAAGGAAAAAGCACAAAAAGCCTCAGCTGAGGAAGCCAAGATTAAGTCGGCTCTCACCAAGCAAAGAAACGCGCTAGTCTCAGCCTTGTTCTCTGGACATCAGGTAAATCCAGAGGAAGCAGTCCGACTTGACGCCGAGCTTAAGGAAGCTCGACGGAAAGTGAATGAGAAGCGGAAACCCTATACACCCGCCATACGCTTATTCAGTATGGCGGCGAGAGTCAAGCATAACGAAGCTGTGGCTATGGTAGAAACTAAGGCGGGGGAAATAACTCCCGCTGAAGACATTCTACCTGAAGATGCCGCGATAATTGCAAGTAAGCGTTCAGCTTCCGCGAAAAGAGCCGCTAAGAAGCGGAAACAGGAAACTCAGGCAGAGGAATCTGCCTAATCCCCTTTTTTTTCCTACTTGAAATAAAGTAGCGTCCCGAGTAAGACGGGACGAAAGTCCCTTCGTTCGAGGTAACCGCGAGGGAAGAAAGAGAGCTTTCATGACCGTTAGCTCCTTCTTAGGTTATGCCATAACGACATAATCTAGGGAGAAGGAGGCGAGTATCGTGGAAGCTCTCTGGAAGGCATAGGACTGCATAAAGGCTGAAGCGGAAGAGAAAGCACTCTATTTCAGGGAAAGAGCCTTCCGTGTGGGTAGCCGTGCTAAAGTCCTCTGCCTTGCCTTAGAGGAAGGAAGGGAGATTATCCTCCCTCTTTTCATTTTTTTCCTCCTCCTTCCTCGGAATTTGGATAGAGATAACCAGGCATTTGAGGTAGCGGGCTGTGCATAAGTCCATCCTTTTCTTCTTCCTCTTGTTGAGGGCAGTTACCTTACCCCCGAACTCAGTTTGTGTAAGGGCGGCGAAAGCTCTTTCCTCCCTCCTCGGGAGGTCTGCAAGTAAAGAGCTTGTTTTCCCTCCGAGCCAGCGAGCCGTGCGGAAGTCGCAGCTCTTATCAAGTTCTAAGCGCCGTAAACTCTTCCGATGAGATGAGGAAGGTAAGTCCCGCGCTTGAGATTTGATGAGAGTGTCCCTGCACTCTGAGCGTTCTCAGTTCTCGTTAAACTGGGCGGTTCTCGGGGAGAACCTGCTCATAGAAGTGAGGTTCCATCATAGAGATATGGTGGGTAAAGGCGAGTCCCGACCCTCTTACCATGAGAGGGTTACCGAAACCTCCAATAAGGTGAAGCCTATTTCTTCCATTTCGGGAAGAAGTAGGTGAGGGACTGACCCAGGGTTCTTCCAAACCCCTAAGCTCGCTGAAGGGGTGACGGAGAGAGAGTTTTAAGGGTAATGAGGAAGAACTCTCTCCCTACGCGGGTCTAACCATGTTCCTTTTGCGAACATGGGATGGTAAGGGGTAGCCTTATTATTCCCGAGAGCCGAATCAAGTTGGAGGAAACTCCGAGGTAGTTGGTTTATTCTCAGCCAGATATCCAAATTGGGTTGTGTTCTCCTTGGTGTTTAAGCCAGCTACTCTTTCTTTTATTTGGAGGAACAACAAATGAAGCAGACAGAGCTTCTTCATCAGTTGGGCGTTTTGGCAGCTCAGTTGATGAAGGTAAGGAAGGAGAACGAGAAGAGTTGCCGCGTGGCGGAGGTTCTTCGCGGGATACCTCATGTCCAGGAATGGAATGGCTCTCTGGGAGAGAGTTATTCTGCCCTGGAAGTGGAAGCCACTGCTCCCTCCGGCGAGATTTTCAATCTTGCCGGAGAGTTCGAGTTTGGCTCAAATTATGCAGGGAGCCAAACCCGACGTGGAGTATTTGGCTCAGAGGAACTCCGTTCTCTGGCTGATCAGCCTTGTATCGTTCAGTTGGCTTACCTTATTCAGAATCATGGTAAGCCGCTGAAGGTAAAGGCGAAGTTCCGAGACTTGAACGATTGGCCAGACTCGGAACTCCGTGACGAAAAATGGGAAGTCGAATTTGATTTCCCATGATAAGACTCTATTTTCTACCTCTTTTTTTTTAAATTTGGAGGATTAAATTGAGCGAGAATGAGATTTTAAATTTCATTAAGAACTCAAAGAAAAATCCAGGGACCTGGGAAATTTACACTCATTTCTTCGAGAAAGATAAGCAGTTCATACCTAATGCCCTAAAACTTTATGCAAACCTCTTCAGACTTGAAAGGAAGGACCTAATTAGTTTCGACCCAAAACATCAAGTCTGGATTTATACCGGAAAATCTAATTCTGGTCAGAAGTCAGAGTTTGGAGGAAGAGAAATTTGAAAATCTCAGATTTAATTCGCTGTTTCGGACCAATCTTAGTTAAATTTCAAAGACTTAAAGCAAAGGAGGATAGACGTAAACGAATCTCGATGGTCTTGAAAAGCAAGCCTTTTGAGTATCACCACAAGAAAGAAAGACATGAAACAAGCGATTTCCTGCAGGTTACAGCAACGACTTCATCGGGAGATGAGTATGGGCTTGCAGCAAGGTTTCGCGCTACGATGAGCCACCAAGGTGTAGTCGAAGAAGTCATGGTGGAGAAAATGGGGGCTGAGGAGCTTCTGCCTTTTATTGATTCTCCTACAATAGTCCAGCTCTGCTACCTTGTTCAGAAATACGGTAATCTAAAGGTTTTCGCAGAATATCGAGAAACAATTCATGGCGAAGGAAATGAATGGGAAATTGAATTTGATTTCCCAGAAGCTCTTCTTTCTTGATTGTTTTTTTTCTTCTTGTTGGAGGAGCGGAACCGAAAGTAGGCATGCAGAAAGCGTCTAAACTCGTTGCTGATGACGCGGAGGTGTATGTCAAGGATAGGTGTTAAAGACAAGGCGAATGATTAATGGGCAACGGAAAACTCATTCGTCGGAAGACGGCGTAACTCCGTCTCCGCTCCACCGCTTCATATTTGGAGGAGGGATCAGATGAGCTTAGCTGTTTCAAGAGAATGGGAGATAGAGAAAATAAAGAAAGCGAAGAAATTGGAAAAGTTTTTATTGTGGCTCTTCGAGAAAAAGCCTTGGTTGTTTGAACCCCCAGAAGAAAAATTCAAACTGGAAATAAGACGGGCAATAATTGACTATATTTATTTCCAAACAAATCCTCCATTCTTAGTTAATAAACCCAAAAAAATGTTTTTCATGGAACATTGTTCTCATCGTTTCAGGAAGGGAAGAAATTACTGGTGTTCAAAGAAAGCTAAAACGGTCACATTAGAAGAATGCTTCTCTTGTTTAGATTTCCGTTGATTTTTTTTGGAGGAGGAGGAACATGGTGCAGACCTGGATTTCGGAATTGATAAAAATTGAAGGAAAGAAACGATACTACAGAGCCTTTCCCATCAATGCCTATCATCCCGTGGAGCATTCATGCCCACGGTGCAACAGGACGATATTCTATAGATTCATTCAGGATGAGGAAGGAAGGCGACGCGCGGTTCTCAGAGAGCAGAGCAGAATTCAAGAGAAGAGAATTGCCTCTTCTCAAATTTTGGAGGAGCTATAATGAGCGTCATAGATTGTCCGTATACTAGGGACTGCACGGATTATCCTTATAAATGCAAAGATTGTGCCCACAATAGAAGCCTGGGGAAACGAAGTTACTTCGTTCCCAGAAAAATCAAGAAAAAACCCTGGTGGTTCTCAGTTGAGAAGAAATGGAAATGGAAAAAATGGCTTTCCAACTCTATTTTTGGAGGTTAAATGAGACCCACGAACAAGCTCTCGCGGCGATGCAGAAGCTGCGGGAAAGTTTTTCCACAGCATCATTTAATTAGAGGATTATGCCCAAAATGTCAGATTAAGGTTCACGAGATGGAGAAAACGCGTCTCCTGAAGGCATTGCATAGAGCAAGGAGACGCTGTTTTTCTAAATTGGAGGATTTGAATGGCAAATAACAATCCAATCTGCGTAGCATGCTCAAGAGCCTTCGAGATGATTGTTCGATTTGAGCCTAAGAAGAATGGAATAATAGTTCCATATGGCTTGAATGGAGCAAGACACGCCGACCTCTGGGAATGCCCGGAATGTCACCATCAAATCGTAATGGGTTTTGGTGATCCAGCCTGGCATCCAGAAGTCAAGAAGAAAATGCTCGAAAGCGATCTAAATATTCTGAAGGGAATTGTAGATTCCTAGTTCTTTTCCATTTATTTCTCTCCTTGGAGGATTTTAATTGAAAACAAATTTCTATAAGGTAGGTTTTGGAGTCCTTCTTGTCTCGTATCTTCTTCTATGGATATGGGCGATTCTTAGCTATATTGTGCCTAAAACCAATGTTTTGCTTCCAGATATTCAGTTAACTCTTCTGGATATAATTCTAATCCCAGTCATATTACTATTGGGAGGTTCTTTATTCATCTCCGTAATAATAATCCTTATAGCGCTCATATTCAACTAATAGGGTGAAAAGCATGAAGTGGGTCTTAATTCAAACAGAATTCCTTGTGGATAGAAATCCTTACTTTGAAATCATAGAGGCAGATGATAGGCTCGATTTAATATTAAAACTCAGAGAAATAGAATCTGATTTGAGGTTCCTCGCAATTCCCCTAAAATCTATACAGCAAATCTCTAATAACATTCCTCTCGCAAAAGAAGAATTTAATGACGCAGGAAGGGTCGTGTAATTCCACCATTTCTTTTTTTTTCTGTTTATGGATATTGGAGGATTGAATCATGTCTTCTGCTGAGGAATGTACAGAACAAGATCCTAGAGTCGAACCCTATCTCAACGCACGATTTGATGAATCAGGAACTTCTTTGGTCAATTTCGATCTCTCATTCAATACTGAAGAGACCTCATTTGAGATTTTTGGTTTAACTAGAGAAGAGATAGAAAGGATAATTAGAGATATCAAAGAACAATTGGACTTGTGGTTGGAAGTTCAACTGCAGTTTCAAAGAACTTAGATTTGATGTTGTTCATATTTGGAGGAAAGAATTAATGCCCTGCCCGTATATAATGGAATGCCCAGAGAAAATAAGGAAGTTAACTTTTGATTTCTATTGCCAGTCAGAAGAAAAATATCGAGACTGCGACACGTTTGCAGAGCTTGAATGTCCACTTAAATATCCAAGAGAATGGGAATACGAAACGAAAAAACAATAATATCTCTTCCTTATTTTTTTGGAGGACTCAAGAAACTGAAATGGTTAAGACATCTCAGGAACGGATTAAGGAAGGGCTATCCATTATGCTGTATAATAGCTTTCTGTCTGGGCGCAGAAGCATGCAAAGTTGGAATTGTTTTCAAAGATAAAAACAAAGATAATCCATTTGTACCTTGCATCTTTCATCGAAGAGGACCAAATTATTATTCTTATCGAGATGCATTATGTCTGCTTAATGATGGAGTTCTCCCACTTCCAGAATCGAATTTCACTCCAAATGGTTTTATTAGACAAGAGAAAAAGAAAGGAAAAAAAAAGAGAGAGAGGAGCTAGGATAGAAATTTGGAGGATAAAATGAAGGTCATATTGAGAGGAAGATGCATATCTCATTTCGTTGATCTTGTATTTGAAGATGGCGAAGGTCTATCAAAGAACGAAAAAATCCTCAAATTAGAATCAAAGAGCATGACAATTTCAATTCCACCGATTCGTATTAAAAGCTCTGAAATACTGAGACTTGCAAAATCTCTCTGAGGAGGATTAGAAAATGAAAAAACCAAATCGAAGAAGTAGGACTTCGCAGATTACCGTCAAGTGCACTAAATGCGGAATGGTATTCGTGAGATATGCATATGGATCGAGGCCTCGCTTGAGAAAGAAGAAAGCGGCAAGAAGACCTACTCCTCTAATGGGATGTACATACTGCGGTGGGAGAGTTGAGCGAATCCAGGAATGAAATTGAGGTGAACTACCTTACCCCTGAAGGAGTAGGGCTTCCTGATCCATCGGAGGGCCTGCCCCATCGGGTAGCGGCCCCCTCCTCCACAGGCCTAAATTCCGGCGGTTCCCGCCGTATCTCTCATCCCCTTTCGAGGATATTGAGCGTCGCATTCAAATCCCTGTCCGCCACCAGCCCGGTTTCAATCCCATATTGGTCTGATTCCTCCCTTAAAAGGGAGGGCCTTCTTGCGATTACCTTATAATTTGGAGGACCAAATCAGATGGGAAATCGAGCACAGGTTCTTATTGAAGATACAGGAGTTTGGTTATATACTCACTGGGGTGCAGACGAGTTACCCGAACTGGTTAGAGAAATCTTGAAACGAGGTGAACGATGGGATGACCCTGAGTACCTTGCAAGAATGATATTCTCAAGAATGATTAGAGATGATATAGATGGAGAATTAGGATTTGGGATAGGAACTAGACAGCACAGTGATGTTTATCGAGTGGTCATGATTAACTGTGAATTGAAACAAGTTACGTTGATGATTGGAGACTCTATGGAAGAAATAAACTACTGTGAGAGTAATGATTTTCCGTATATTCTTCGAAGGATTCAATGGAAGGGATCATTTGAAGATTTCGTCAATGCTTCAGATGAATGGGAATGGGAGGCATAAAAGAACTATTTGGAGGAGAACCAAAATAGAGCAAAATACTACGGTGTTTGTCGGAAATAAGCCAATTCTGGTCTACATTACAGCTGCATTACTCCCTCTGAATGAGCAGGGTGAGGTAACCCTGCGAGCTCGTGGTAGGGCAATGAGTCGAGCTGTAGATGTAGCAGAGGTTCTGCGTCGGAGATTCGCCACGAACGCGAAGGTCTCCAACGTGGAAATTGGCACCGAAACACTGAAAGACAGACAGACCGAGAGAATGCGGAATATAAGCTGGATCGCAATCACCCTGCGAACTTAGCTCTATTTTTCCCCATATTTTTTGGAGGATCATGGTTAAATTTCCATTCAAGATTGGGAATCTAAAAGTGGATATAAAGAAAGAAGGCCCTTCAAGAACCCTAGTCATACAAGCCATTCACCGTATTGGTAAAGAAAGAATTGAAGTTTCTGAATTTTCAAACGGATTTTTTGATTTCATAGATTCTAAGGGAAATGAGTTCATAATATGGAGTTCCGGAAGAGTTTCCGATGGAGATAAATTTGCTGAAGGATTAAACTACGTCATATTCCATAATTTTATAGATTCCTCATCGCCTCGTTTTATCAATCTCTGTCAGAATCTCATCAAAGGATTAACCGGACAATCCATTCCTCAACATAAGATCAAGAATTTCTTGAATGCCTGGAGGATTGCAGAGAAATTGGGCAGAAAAACTCTAGCTGGAACCTAATTTTGGACAGAAATCTTGGCCCTAAAAATATATACCCCACCCCTTTAACAATTAATAGTCGATTGTTAATTGTTAAAGTATCTGGATATATTTATATCTTATTACATCTTTGGAGGAGCTCTTCCATGGAAGCGATACAGAGAAAGAGATTTGGAGTTCTCAGGAAGGAGACCTTATTATATACTACAACGGGGTTCACCCTGAAACTTAGGCGAGGAACGAAGGTTTTTCCAGAATTCGACTGGAGAACCAGATCCAGGATGATCCGGTTCGATAACCCAGACAACATCAGGATATTCAAGACCGAGGATGGGCACTTTGGAAAATATTTCTTATTGATGTCTGGAGAGATGTATGAGATCTACTTTCCAGATGGCC